CCGCCACCAACAGCCTCCGGCTCAATGATGAGCTGGCCGTACGTGTCTTCGGCTTTGATCTGCCACTGCGTGCCCGTCGTGACGACATCGCTTATCTGCAAGCCGTCTTGGAAGTCCCAGAAGCCTGTGATGTTCTCGTCGACTGCTGCCTGTGTGTATGTTCCTAGGTCTGAAATATCCGCTTCTACAAGGGCACGACCGACGTAGGCCGAGCCATCAGCAACCAAGACGTACCCAGCCATTGTTCCTGCGGACGTTACATCAGAGAGGTCGGCTAGTGCGCTAGCGCCTGCTGCTGATATGTCGCCACGCTTAGCGGGCCATCTTACTGCCATGTTCGTATCCTTGTAGAAAAGGACCCCACCCGAAGGTGGGGACCGATTTGTTGCTAAGCGGCGGGAACCATGATTGCCCGACAGCCTCGACCGGACTCACCAGCCACGTTACCGCGGATAGTAGAGACACCGTAGAGAGCGTCAGCGACGATCAGATTACCAAGCGCTTCGAGCTTGTACTGCTCCTGTACGCGCGGAGTCAGCTGCTCAGCCAGAACGAGCGAGTCGCGCTGGAAAGCAAGGACAGGGCGGTACGATGTGCAGTCAGAGCTGTCAACCGTAGCGAGGTTGCTAGAGACGTAAATCTCAAAGCCGTACAGATTACCAACCAATCCGTTGCGGATCGAGTTGTCCATACCACTTTCGCCGACGAACGCCTGCTCGGTGTAACGAGTGTTACCCAGCATGCGCTTTTTCTCGACCGGAGGAATGACCAAGAAACGGTCACGACCCGGAACATCTTCGTCGTCAAACGCCTGAACCGTTTCGCGCATACCAGCATCGCTGATTGCCGAACCGTTACCAGAGCCAGTCTGGGTCCAGCTGGTCGTTCCGTCGCCAATTACAGCGTCGGAGTAAGCTGCACCACCGCCCCACGTAGCCGCCAGACCAACCAAAGAGGTGTCTGTCTGCTTAGCGAGAGCGTAACCAGCATCGTCAGTGAAGAACCGGCGGATTGAGGGCAGGCCCTGAATCTCTGCGATGTCTTCGAGCAGACGAGCGTAGTGGAAGTGGTTGTTGATCGTTACAGACTTTTCGTCCGTATCGGCGTAGGTCAGAAGTGTAACGACCTGATTTTGGGTCTTCGATGAAGCGGAACCGCGTGTCGGTGCCGGAATATGGATGACATCACCCTTTTTTCCGACGTGAGGGATCAAGGATACCAACTGCGCCATGACAAGATTACTCTTGTATGATGCGACTGTCTCCAGAGCCCAAACTTCCGGCACGAAATCCGCTACGTCGGCAACGTCAATAGATTGACTGATGTCGAAATTGCTAGCCATTAGGATGTACCCCTAGTGTGGATTAAGTGAAAGAATTAAAGTATCAGCTATTCTTCACGAAGCGGCCTTCCTTAATCGCTTCAAGGAGTTCACCTTGGAACGAGGGAGAGCGGTACTTCGCTGGATCGCTGTTTATCAGTTTGATAACGTCCGATTCGTGGATTTTCGGCTTACTTGAGATCGGAGCGCCCACGCTACCGCTTTCGGTAGCAACTTTGCGAGCAGCTTCGACTGGCGTATCGCCGGTCTTCGTTTCGGTAGTCACTGACGCTTGGAAGTCTGAATAGTCTTCTAAGAGCCGGCGAGCAGCGCGCACTTGGTCGATACCTTCGCCGTATGCTGCGGTCTGGAAGTCGGCCTGACGTGAGGGCGTGCGCGTCGCGAACTGCTGAAACTCAGCGGTCGAAACGATTCCTTCTACGTCGTAGGCTTGGGCCAGTGCAGCGCCTTCGGTCTGGAGTAAGGCTTCTGCCTTCTCTAGCTCCTTCTGGCGGACTTGCGCATCGAGGTGCGGCTGAACGATTCGATTCACAGCTTCCACGGGGTTGCTTAGAATGTCCTCGCCTGACACGTCTACTGATTCTACTTCAGGTGCTTGTTCCACTTCTGGAGTACGCTGTACCGAAGACAGTTCGGTTACGAGTCCTCGGAGCGATCCGACTTCATTCTGAACCTGTCCCAGACGCGATTCGGCGTTCCGGTGCATTTCGATGATGTCTTCTACGCTCTTACCCTCGTACTTCGGGTCTAGCGGCTTAGCGGCAGGGGCCGGGGCTTCCTTCACAGGTTCCTCGGTTGACCCTTCGTCCTTAGTGGGGGCTGCTGGTGCAAGAATCTCAGACATTGGTCTGTGTTTGTAAGCAGTTGTCATGCTTGATCTCTCCTATTGTGTCGGCCCTGCAAGATTGCAAGGTTAGCGACGATTTAACTTCCGTATGAGTGGTGTTTCTTGTCTGTGCCATGTTCCTCGTAGAACTTCTTGTCCTGTTGAGTCTTTTGGCGGTTCTTCTTCTCCCAATCAGCGCCAAACGTGGCGAAGTCGGGGTCTAGCCCCATCTTGGGATCGAAACGTACCACGGAGATGCAACGCGTTGCATCCTCGCCGCAGTCGGTGCAGGGAATCGACTCGGTGTCACTTGGGACAAGGTCGTCGAATTTTAGCCCGCACGAGGTGCAGCGGAAATCGAAATAGATCAATTTAGCCATCGCTGGGATCGTCTTCTTCCGAATTGAGCAAGTTGTCCTTCTGCTGCTCTGTAATGCCGGGAAGGTTGATAAGCTCGTTAAGTAGGCCGAAGCGAACGCGTGCTTTCTCAACATCCTCATAGCCCTTAGCGCCGAAGAATGCTTGCATGGGTAGCTGGTTCTGCTCTTCTTTCCATCCGTTGATGAGCAGCTGCCAGCCGGGGGTTCTAAACGTGTCTTCTAGTTGACTGAAGAATTGCTTCTGTTCTGGTGTTAGTGCTTTCATGCTCCCTCCGAGCTGTTATCGTTTGCCTTTGTCGATCGCCTTCTCTTGAATGCGAAGACCTTCGGCGGTTAGTTTATTCTTGTCGGCCATCAAGTCAAGCTGCCTTGACTGGTTGCCAGTCTGCTGTAGCTGATCGAGAACCTTGACCTCGTCGAGATCGGCCTCTTGTTCGAGGTTCTCCGTCTCTTCTTCGATCTTCTCGGCTTGAGCGTCCTTGAGGTTCGCCTCGGATACCAGCTTGCTGATCTCGCCTTGCAGCTTCTCGGCTTGCAGGATCGGGATGAGCTGTTGAGCTTTCGCGGCTTTCTCTTCCTCTGGGGTCGGCTCCTTCTCTTCGATCGCCTTGAGCGCTGCGAGTACGTCGGCCTTGACCGGCGAGCCCGAATGCTCGAAGATTGCCCGAATGATTGGCATTGATGCCGGAGAGTCCGGCCCAATAACGCCCATAAGGTTGACCATGAACTGCTGCTCGATTTCGCGAGCCATCATACCGATCGAGCCCTTCACTTGGAACTCGTAGTCGGTCGGGTAGCGCTGCGGGTCGAACTTCATCTTCAAATGCAGCACGCGGCGGATCAAGCGGTTCAAATAGCCTTCGATGTTGAACATCGTGCGTTTCGATCGCTTGATGAAGGACGAGGCAGCTAGTGCGCTGCCGGTCGCAGTTTCGTCCCTCACGCCTGCTCTCAAGCCAGCCGAGTCGGCTGCGCCCGTCGCCTGCTGCCCCATCGACTCCAGCTGTTGGAAGTGGGCATACGAGTTCTGGTCGGGACCAGATACGCGGAATTCTTGCAAGACCTCGGCGGGATTACCGCGCGTGCCCCAGAACTTCCCGGGCCATGCGTTGAGGTTGCTGTTCGGCGGCATACGCGTGAGGTCGCCGGCGAACATAGGCTTGTTAGACCAAGCCAGCCCGTCGATACGGGCGCGCATCTCTGCGTCCATAGCGCGCTGTATGTTGGAAGCCTTCTCGGCTACGCCACGCCCGTAGAAGCGGTTGGGTACGCTCTCGTGCTGGTAGGACACCATGAGGCGCTCGCCAGTCGGGTTCGGGTTCTCCATTACGCGGAGCAGGTGCGTCTCGTTCGCTATCGTAGCGATGACTTCGACCATTTCCTCTGCTGGGATAGCGTCGAGCATCTCTTTAGACAGCGGTGCGCCGGCCTTCTCTGCTTCCGCGCTCATGAAGGCGCGGCGACTTACAAGGCCGTAGTATTCGGTGATGAAGGCGACTTGCCCAAGGCTGCGGCGGTTGCCGGCCTCGGTATCGCCTCGGTTCGGTGCGAGCGTCTGGTTGCGGTACTCGCCGACTTGGAACGAGCTGTCATAGATGCCCTGCGCTTGGCGGGCATGTACGGTCGTCAGCGGCAGCATGAACTCGTGCGCGCAGCCTTTCATGTCGTCAATGTTGCGGCAGGACGGATCGGCCACGAATGACCCGGGCTCGATCGCT